CATTTTGCATTGAGAAAAAAGTTATTCCCCACAGTGTGATAAACACCACGATGCATAGGAGGGAAGTATTTTTCATGTGCTAGAAAAACTTTAACTCCGACTGCATCAAGGGAGCCGAGCATCGAATCAAACTCATCAGCAATAACATCATAATTAGTATCGGGATTCGCAGCTCTAAGATCTTCGATACTATAGACTCTTTTGACATCTTTAGTACACTCCAGGAGGATCATACATCCCATGGCATCCATGGTATAGTAACCCTTTGTTGGTTCTGCCATCACAGGTGCGGCAGCCAACATCAGCATAGCAAATAATTTTTTCATAGCATAATCAGAAAGGAACTGCACCACCTGTTACTTCAGGTACTGCTGGAATCTCAGGCATTGAAGCATCTAAGAGTCCTGGTAGAGCATTTGTTACACCTTCTACAGCAGCATCAGTGACTTGCTTCTTGACTCCATCAATGATAGAATCTTTTTGTAGATAGACGTAGACTCCTCCACCGATTATACCAGCAGTGCCGACAAAAGACAACACTGCCAGTGTATTAATCAACTTTTGCATCTTTCTTTTCCTCTTTAGGTTTTTCTTCCTCTTTCTTTTTGGCAGTTTGAACACCAAAAGTTGCTAGAGTGCCAGTGAAAACAGAGGCAATGAACGTAGGATCGATTTGTTTTTGAGGAATCCCAGGAATTGAAACATAGTTCAAAGTCAGGATTGCTCCTGACCAAGCAAGGATAATAACTCTCACAAGGGTAGCAACCCCTTCATCAGCCCATTCAAATTTGTTTTCTTTCTTTTTGGGATTCTCTTTACTAAGAGCAGAGTTTGCCATATGAAAAGAGTAACCAGCCCTATTTATTGACTAAATAAGTCAAGAAACGATATCGTTGAAGCAAGAAGATGCCTCTTAGTAAGTTAGATAATTTTATCAAGAATACAGAGGGTCGTATTTTATACGTCAATCCCAACGATCTTGATGCGACCGATGCTGTAGATAACCAAGGTAACTCCCTTACCAAACCATTCAAGACGATTCAGAGAGCTCTGATTGAGTCTGCAAGATTCTCTTATGTAAGAGGCAAGGATAACGATCTTTTCAATAAGACAACTATCCTGTTGTATCCTGGTGATCATATTATTGATAACCGTCCAGGATTTGCAATTAGAAATGACAACGGAACTGCTAGATCTGTAAGTCCAAGTGGCACAGAAGCAACTGCAACTAGCACTTTCAACCTGACTCTTACTTCTAACTTTGACTTATCACAAGAAGATAATATTCTCTACAAATTCAATAGTGTTAACGGTGGTGTAATCGTTCCCCGTGGTACATCTATTGTTGGACTTGATCTTAGAAAGACAAAGATTCGTCCTAAGTATGTTCCCAACCCAACTGACGATGACATTGCTCAGTCTGCAATCTTTAGAATCACTGGTGGTTGCTACTTCTGGCAGTTTACCTTCTTAGATGGTAAAGACAATGAGTTGGTTTACACTGACGATACCAACTTTGATACCACAAACAGATCTATCCCTACATTCTCCCACCACAAGCTGACTTGCTTTGAGGTTGCTGATGGTATCAATGATGTCCCTGGTTACAGTGGACTGACTGACCTCAACATGTATTATTACAAGTTGACTCATGCATTCCAGGCAACATCTGGTAGAGCAATCTCGTTCCAATGGCCAGATCAAGAGGGTGACTTTGAAGCAGTAAGATCTGAGTTTGAGATCGTTGGTGCTTTGGGTGTTGACTCTGCCAAAGTAACTGGAATGTTTGCTGGTGATGGTGCTACACCAACCACACAGGTTACAGTTACGACTGCACAACCACACGGATTTACTGTTGGTACTCCAATTAAAATTCGTGGTGTCAATGTATCTAACTACAATGTTTCTGCAACTGTATCGTCTGTAATCAACGATAGTAGATTTACATATCAATTGCAAACAGTTCCAGTCAACTTGATTGCAACACCTGACTCATCTAATGCCACAATTACGATTGAGTCTGATACTGTTAGTGGTGCATCTCCATATATCTTTAACGTATCTCTACGTTCTGTATATGGCATGCAGGGTCTGCATGGTGATGGATCTAAGTGTACTGGTTTCAGATCTATCGTTCTGGCACAGTTCACTGCTATCTCACTGCAGAAAGATGATAGAGCATTCGTAAAATATAATGATCAGTCCAGACAGTATGATAGTATCATCTACAGTAAAGTAACTGGTGGTGACTTATCATCTGGATCTAGTTCTCAGAGCAGTGCAACTGTTTATCACCTAGATTCTGGTGCTGTTTATAGGAGTGGGTGGGAGACTACACACGTCAAGTTGAGCAACGATGCTGTATTCCAGATCGTTTCGGTGTTTGCTATTGGTTTCAACAAGCACTTCGAAGCTATTGCTGGATCTGACGCATCTATTACTAACTCCAACTCCAACTTCGGTCAGATCTCTCTGGTTGCTGATGGATTCAAGGCAGCAGCATTCAACCGTGATGACCAAGGATTTATCACCAACATCATCACACCAAAAGAACTTAGTGCAAGAGAGAAGCAAGTTAACTGGTTAACACTTGACGTTGGACTGACAACATCTGTTGGTATTGCAAGTCATCTGTATCTGAATGGATTTGGTGATATTGACGTTGCACCTGCAGCACTGACACAAGGTTTTAGAATTGGTGGAAGACACGGTGATACTTTGTATCTGCCTGGTAGCACTGGTATTGGCACACATACTGCCACTATCATGATGCTTGATAATGTTCTGGGTACAGGATCTACAATTGGTCTTGGCACACACTCTGGCATCAAACAAGTCAACGTTACTTCAGGTCCAACAAATAATACTTTCACTGTTGCCAGTGATATTGGATTGGTAACTGGTGAGACTATTCAACTTATTAGTAATACTGGTGATCTCCCAGAGGGAGTTGATCCACACAGAACTTACTATGCAATCAGGATTAGTGGCACAGAAATTCAGATTGCCTCTACATTCTCTGATGCTATTAGTGGTAATGAAATCAATGTCAATGGTGGTGTCTCTCTCGTACTTCGTAGTATTGTCAGTCTGAAGAATCCAGGTGACATTGGTCACCCAATTCAGTTTGATACAGTCCACAACAACTGGTTTATCCACGTTGATAGTCCTAATGCCATCTTCACTGGACTTAGCACATTTACTACTGCAGAGACTCCAAGAACATACGTAGAAAGGAAAGATGACACTAGAGGTCTTGACTCTAAGATCTATCGTGCGACATACATCATTCCAAAAGAGTCTACAGATGCTAGAAACCCAAGACAGGGTTATGTAATTCAACCATCTAGTCAGACTGGATATGCATTCTCTTCCTTTGCTAATGCATCTACTATTCAGAGAGCTGATGTCCTGTTTGATAGAAACAACAGTTTCATCTCCACATGTACTTCATCTGGATCTACACTCACAATTACCACAGAAGAACCACACCAGTTAGATGTTGGTGACAGAGTTAATATTCTGAACGTTCAGAGTGCTAACAATGCTGTTGGTGTTGCTGATAGTGGATTCAACGGTAGATTTGCAGTTACTGCTGTTCCCAGTGACATGACATTCAGCACTGGTATTGTTGATACTAAGGGTGTAACACATAATCCAGGTGGATTTACAGACACCACTGGCACTCGCAATCTTTCTCTTCCAAGGATTCAAAGGAATGATGTAAGATCTAACTTCTATGTTTATAGAATCACCACAGTTCAAGATTACGAAAGAGACATTTCTGATGGTGTATTCATCATTGAGATGCTTGATGCTGATTATGCACCAGAGATTGAATTTACAAGTCAGAAGTACAAACCAAACGTTGAGGATTATTTCCCACAGTTTGACAGAGACAACGCAGATGCTAATCCACCTTCTGCCGCATCCTATGCTAAGAGAGCACCAGTTGGTGAAGTTGTAACCAACGATCAGAAGAACAGCATCACTAGAAACACATTTGATTCATTCTTCAAGAAGTTCAAACTTGGTATCGGTGTTACTGTTGTAGATACTACCACTGGTGTTTCTACTATCACATTTGAAAGAAGGCATGGATTCAACCAGGCACTGGGTATTTCCACTATCACTGACAACAGCACATCTTATGCTGATGGAACTTATTACAATGTAAGACTGCTGAACAGTGGAACCACTGACTGGCAGGGTGCAACTGCTGAGGTATTAGTTGATGGTGGTGATATTGCCAGAGTTCAGATGATGAACACTGGTGCAGGATATACTGCAGGAACTGGTGCTACTAACCTAAGACTTGATCTTGAGAGCATTGGTGGTGAAGTTGGACTTGGAATGACAACTATTGCCAACAACGTTGGTGATGTTGTTCAAATCACTGGTATTGGCACAACTGTCAGCAAACATTATAGAATTACTCAGGTTCTTGATGATAAGAGAGTTGCACTTGCAAGGACAGCATCTGATCCTGAAATTACAATCAACTCTTTCGGATTCAATGTTGGTGCATCTGTAACTGTAACTTCTGCAGTATATGATGCTGCTGCTGGTATTACTACGTTTACCTGTAATATTCCACACAACTTGATTGCTGGTAATAAGTTTGAAGTTGTCACTGAGAGTGAAGGTAGACTTGGTGAGTTCACCGTTCGTGATAGAATCGGCATCAATACATTTACTGCCTCTACAATAAGTCAACTCACTGATGCATTCTATGTCTACAGACATGGAATGGAAGCTAACCAGCAATCAACCAATATAACTGAAGAGTTTGGTGGTAGAGCACTGACAATCTATGCTGGTATTCATGACTTGATTGGTGTTGCATTGACTGCAACTTCAACTGCCATCCAACTTCCCAATGTAAACCTATCAACAACTAAGAAGTTTGCTCTGGGTGATTACATTCAGATCAACCGTGAAATCATGAGAGTTGTAAGTTCTACTCTTGGTGGAACAAACAATGATGAGATTACTGTTACCCGTGCTATGTTTGGCACTAGAGCAGTAGAACATCCTATTGGTTCTAGAGTTCTGAAGATCAAGGTTCTGCCTGTTGAAATGAGAAGAAACTCTATTCTCAGAGCATCTGGACATACCTTTGAATATCTTGGTTATGGTCCTGGTAACTACTCAACTGGTTTGCCACAGGTACAAAGCAGAACACTTAGTGATCTGGAAGAATATCTGGCACAGGCACAAGATAGAAACGGTGGTATCGTTGTTTACACAGGTCTTAACAACGATGGTGACTTCTTCATTGGCAACAAGAAGATCAACAGCTTCACTGGTCAAGAAGAAACATTCAATGTTCCTGTTACAACTGTAACTGGTTCCGATCCTTCTATCAACAGCACCAGATTTGACGAACTGACCATCACCAACAACATTACAGTTGAGGGTGGTGAGAACAACAACATCGTCAGCACATTTGATGGTCCAGTCAACTTTACCAATAATGTAACATTTGACAAAGATGTTCAGATCAACGGAACACTGAGACTCGCAGGTGCTTTGGAGATTGATCCAAATGCCACTCAGAACATGAGACCAACATTTGGTAACATCCGAATTGCACAGACAACTCTGAATACCATTGATACTACTATCGATGATCTGGTTGTTGGTGCTGCAATGGGTTCAACAGTTAGCATCAGCACCACTACAACAATTGAGGGTGACTTGTTGGTAACTGGAAACATTACTGCATTCTTCCCATCTGATGCCGCACTCAAGGATGATGTCCAGGCAATCGAAGATTCTCTGGTCAAGATTTCTGGAATGTCTGGCAATAGTTTCACATGGAATGAGAATGCTGGTAAGAGTCTAGAAGGACAGAAAGATTATGGTGTGATTGCTCAGGAAGTAGAACAATACTTCCCTGAATTGGTAGTCACTGATAAGAATGGTGTTAAGAAAGTTCGTTATGAAGGTTTGATTCCAGTTCTGATCCAAGCTATCAAAGAACTGCATGATCGTTATCCCAATAAATAAAGAAAAGTCCCTGTAAATAATGGCTAGTAATTTCAAGACCGTCATCAATTTTAGAGATGGCATTCAGGTCGATACAGATGACATAGTATCAACAGGTGGTAAAGTAGGCATTGGATCTACTATACCTAGAGATACTTTAGATGTAAGAGGAAATACCATTATTGACGGTGGTGTTGAAGCATCCTCGTTGGATGTTAGTGGTGTATCAACCGTTGCGGCATTAGATAACACAAACCTCAACGTATCTGGTGTAGGTACGGTTGGTGGACTGAAAGTAGAATCAGGAATTGTTACTGCTTCTTCTGGAGTTGTAACTTATTATGGTGATGGTTCTAACCTCATCAATCTGCCTGCTGCACAATGGACACCACAAGGTGGAAACGCAGTTTATATTGAAAAGTTTGTTGGTATCCAGACTCAAACTCCAACTTCAGATTTGGAGATTGGTCAACTTATTAAAATGGATGCTAGCAGTGGAATCATTACTGCTGCTACATTTACTGGTAGTTTGAATGGTGTTGCTAACTCAGCAAACCTTGCTGCTCTAGCACAGGGACTTACTGGCATTCCAGATATCAATGTTGGTATTCTGACTGCTACTCTTGGAAATGTAACAGGTATTCTCACTGCCACAAGACTCAGAGTTGGTAGTAGTTTTGGTGAAATCATTGGTAATAATGCTGGTATTCTTACTGCAGTTCAGTTTGTTGGACCACTTGATGGCACTGCATCTCAGGCAAGAGTTGCTGCTGGAACTACTGATGATCCTAACCTAGTTGTTACTAGTATTGCATCCTCTCAAGGATCTCCTAGACCGTTCTATCTGTTTAGTTCTGGTATCTCTACATTTGAGGGAGATCTAACTGTAAACCAAGCAATTGGTATTGGAACTAATGCACCACTTGGTGGATTATCTCTTGATATTCGTGGTAACTCACAAATTCAAGGTAATGCACGATCAGATACATTATCAGTTGGTGCATTCCAAGTTGCTGCTAATGTTCTTGAGGGTGGTAGACTCAACTTCAATAACACAGGTATTAGCACAATTCAATCTCTGAGAGTTCCTAATACTGCATATGTACATTCTCAACTAAGATGTGGATCGACAGTAGATCCAACTCAGGCACTGGATGTTACTGGTAATGCTCTTGTTTCTAATAACTTGGGTATTGGAACTACAAATGCTGCTGCAAGATTAGATATTGGTGCTGGATCTGCACTGATTCGTAATAACTTCTACATCGGAACTAACTTTGCCGATCAGCAAGATGAGACTAAAAACCATATTCTGAACGAAACTTTATTCCCACCACCTATTAATGGTGCAGGATCTGATGGTGCCAATATTGGTATTGGAACCACAACTGCTAGAGCAGCACTTGATATGGGATATGCTGGAAGACCGATGATCTTCCCAATTCTCACTACTGTTGAAAGAGACGCAATTAGTCCAACATATGAAGGTCAGATTCTCTACAACAGTGATACAGAGACTCTACAATTTAGAAATAATGCTGGTTGGGCTGAACCTGGTGGTGGCACAGGTGCTGTAAACTATTGGTATGATGGATCTGGCACTGGTATTGGTACTGTCGGCAGTGTTGGTGTTGGAACTACAAATCCACAGACAACTCTGCAGGTTGGTGAGACTTACGGTGTAACATCATCTGGTGTTCTATCATTCACTGCTCAAGCCGGCATTGCATTTACTGCCAACTCATTTAATATCAACACTAACAATTTCAGAACTGCTGAATATACTTTCCACTTCACATATAATAATAGCATCCAGAGTAATAAACTGCTGGTGATGAACACTGGTGTTGGTGGAACAGCATATTCTCAAGAGTATGCAATTATGTTTAATAATAGTTTGTTGGTTAGTATTGGTGCAACTGTTTCTGGTAATGATCTTGAAGTGAGACTCACACCAGAAGTTGGTGTGAATGGTAATGTTACATATAGGTTTACTAGGGAGACGATGCTCTGATGCATACAGTAGGGACTCAGTTCGGACGTGTATTAGTTGTCAGTGATTTACCAGAAGATCATCCTCAGGCATACGTAGTTTGTGTCAACGATGCGGCAAACTGGCAACAGGTTCATGAATATATCACCGTAGAGAATGAGATAGATGGTATTCCTAACAGGAGAATACCATGTCTATCGGAATTGCAATGTTCTGACAAGAGATCTGTATATGAAATGTCTCCCCAAGAGGCAGATGTACTTAGAGAGCATCCATTAGTTAAGTTTGTAGAGGTATCCACAGGACATAATTCTATTGCCGTCGAGCAGGCAAAGTGGGATCAAGAATTTGCACCAGATGCTTTTGCCGATAGATATAAGCAAGATGTTTTTAATTATCGATTAGCATATCAACCATCTTCTACTGAAGTAAATTACACACAGTGGGGTATCAATAGGCATCAATTCTCTAAGTGGGAAGATCTAAATGTTGGTGTGCAATATAATACTAGAAGAGATAGTCAATTTAGTTTAGATGGTGAAGATGTTGATGTTGTCATCATGGACACTGGTGTTGCTTGGGGTCACCCAGACTTCCTTATTCCAGAGTTAGTTGGCATTGCCACTAATACTAAAGATGGAAGTAGAGTAAGAGATATTTTAATTCATGGTCAAGAAGATTATGGTATTAACTGGGCGCAGAATGGATTAGTTGCTCCAGGTACTGGTAATCTTGCAAACTATAATATTACTGGTGCTCTTGAGCATAGACGGTATGGAGATCCAAACCAAGGTTGGGCGAGTTGGCATGGATCACACTGTGCAGCAACTGCAGCAGGTAATCAATTTGGTGTTGCATTCAAGGCAAATATTTGGTCCATTGCATGTGTAGATAGATCTGATCTTGGATGGGCTCAACCATCAGAAGGATTTGATTATATTAGAGTATGGCATAAACTTAAACCAGTCAATCCTAAAACAGGCAGAAAGAATCCAACTGTCTGCAGTATGAGTTGGGGACACAGACAATTCCTATACATCTATAACAATAGCAGTGCAACATATAGAGGAACAACATATCAAAGCACTCAATATTCATCTGATGTTCTTGCCATTTATTACATGTCAACAAATGGTGCTTACTATGAATGGACTACTCATAGGCATGATGGACAAGAAATTTTTGATGAGTTGCTAGACGATCCAGAATGTAAGGATATTGTTTTTGTTGGTGCTGCTGGTAATTCAAAAGATAAACAGTCAGTATATGGTGAGCAAGATTTTAATAATGAATTCTTGACAGGTAATTTTTACTATCCTACAAGTAACTATGATAGTTACTATCATAGATCAGGAACTCCAGCAATGGGACATGAAGGACTTCCTGATGCTGTTATCAGTGTAGGTGCTCTTGATTCTCAATTGCTGAGAGATGGTGTTGAATTGGAAAATAAATGGCAGTATACAAATACTGGACCTAGAATTGATGTATTTGCTGCTGGTGTTAATGTTTTGAGTCCATGGAATGGTGGATATTATGACTCTAGGAGTGATGATGTTCCTGGTAACTGGTACAATAACTACCTTAGTGGAACAAGCATGGCTTGTCCAAATGTTGCTGGTGTCATGGCATTGTATTTACAATCAAGACCAGATGCAACTAGATCAGATGCAAGACAATGGTTGTTAAATCAGGGTCGTAGAAAAATTGATTGGGGATATGACACTTCTCTCTATAGAGATTCTGTTACTGCTGGTGGATATTATTATTGGGCTGTCAGTTATGCTTTAAAGGGTGCTTCTGGTCATGTGCTATATAATCCATTTGCAACCAATCAAGAATTTGTAGCAGAAGGGATAAATGTAGAAGGACTCCTTTTGAGTCAATGATAAATACATAAAAAACCGGAAGAGGTTGATGGCAGATAGAAATTTTGGTGTAAAGAAGATTAATCTACTTGATTCTTCCGGCACCCCGAATCTTACAAGTCCAAATAACATTAATCTCAATGCTGGCACTGTAGCTATCAGCACTGATCTGAGTGTCGGTGGTCAAGTAGTTGGTGATTTTATTGTTGCAGCTGGATCATCTGTTGGCATTGGAAGTACAATACCTAATGCACCTCTTGATGTTGTAGGCACCGTAATGGCAGGTGCTTTCATTGGTGATGGATCTGGAATCACCAACCTTGCTGCCGTAGGTAATGGTGTTACAGTTTCTGATACTGGAGTTGTTAGAGGAACTGCTCAGCAGATTGATTTTGGTGCTAACCTTACTGTAACTAACGTTGTTGCTGGTGTTGTAACAGTAACTGGACAAGCAGGTGGAGGTGGTGGAGGCGCAATTGATATTCTTGATGAGGCTATTCCTGTAGGTTCTGGAGTCACAACTCTGAACTTTACTGGTACTGCTGTACAAGTTACTGGATCTGGTGTTGGTGCTACTATCACCATTGATACTTCTGCTGGTATTCCTGGTATCAATACTGAAGGAACAACAGAACTAACCAACCTAGATGTCTCAGGCATCGGCACATTTGATAGGGTTGGAGTTGCTGGATCTTTCCGTGCTATTGGTGGTAGGTTATCTATTCAACAATCTGGAAATGATGCAGTACTTCGAAATGATGTACCAACTGGAGATATTATTGTTTCTGCAGAAGAATTCCTTGTTAATGATAATTTTGGTGGATTTGCTTATTTCCATGCAACTAGAACAGGTGACACGGAACTTCAATACAATCAAGTAGCAAGACTGAGAACATCTGGTCTTGGTGTAACCATTACTGATCAATTAGATGTAACTAACATTGATGCATCTGCTGGTGTTGTAAGTGCCACTACATTTTTTGGCAACATCACTGGCACTGCAGGAACATTCTCTAGTGAAGTAAATGTTGGTGCTGCTGTTACTCTTGGCATCACATCTTTAGGTATTGGAACTGCCACTATTATTACTGAGGCAGGTAGTCTGTTAGTGGGTCCACAGTGGGGTCCTAACCCACCACAAGGACAGATTGCAGTTGTAACTGTACCATTCCAAGGTAACCCAGCAACATTTACTGTCGGACATGATGTTGATGGTTCTGGAACCAATCATCTTGGAGTTACTTATGATGCAGGTGTCTACGATGGTGCGAGAATCTTCGCCTCCAATGGCAGACTGAGGTTCAATGTAAACCCCAATGGTGGCACAGATAATTTAGAATTTGCTACTAGTAATGGTGGATTGAATCCAGCACAAGAAGCTGAGATGACACTGACAAGTGCAGGTAATCTCGGAATTGGTAGCACAAACCCAACACATAGATTGACTGTTGGTGGTGGATTGTCTGTCTCTGGTGATGCCACAATCACAGGTATTGCCACATTTGGTTCTTCTAGTATCGTAATTGATGGTGACAATAATAGAATCAGTATTGGTTCAGAATCAGTTCTGTCTTCTAGTGGTGTATCTACATTCAAGACACTAACTGTAACTGGAGATGCTGATGTTGGTGGTGATTTAGATGTAGGTGGAAATATCACTGTCCAGGCAGTTGGATTGAATACATTCTATTCAGAGATCCATATGCCAGATGTTATTGGCATTAGATTTGGTAATAATACCAGCAGTGATATGAAAATCTGGCACCCATCAACGGGTGGTGGTTTTATTGATCATAACAGTGATAGTATCACTCTGAGAGCTGATGGATCTTACATTAGACTTGGTAACCCAAGTAATGACGTATTTGCACAGTTTAATAATGCTGGATCTGTTGAACTTTATCATGATAATAATAAAAAGTTTGAAACAACTGGTGCTGGTGTCAATGTCACTGGTGTTGTAACTGCAACCTCATTCGTTGGTGATGGTTCTGGACTGACTAATGTTATTGGTTCTGGATCTGGAGTCATTATTCAGAATGATAAGAGTCCAGTTGGTACTGCAGGCACAATCGACGTTGCCGGTAACCTTGAAGCATCGCAAGTTGTTGTTGGTGTATCCACCATCACTCTGAAGGATGGTATTAATGTAAGTGGTATTAATACTTTCTCAGATGACTTGCATGTATATGATAACCTGTATATTGGTGCTGATCCAATGACAGGGGCTAGAACCCGAATTGACAATAATTCAATCTTTAGACCTAATTCGCATTTCCAGATTCAAGCTGGTGGTGGAAGTGGTCCTAAAGTTTATATTGGAAATAATTCTGATATTAGATTACAACCAACAAATAGCAATCCTGTAAGACTATATTATGGTAGTAGTGCTATCAAACTGGAAACCACCAATAGTGGTGTTCAGGTAACAGGAACAGTTGCTGCAACATCATACACTGGTGCTGGTGGAAATCTAACTAATTTGACTGGTGCTGCTCAAGGAACATATGGTAGTTCTACACAAGTACCAGTAATTACTGTTAGTAGCAATGGTAGAATATCCAACATTACAAGCACTACTATCACCGGCGGTGGTGGTGGAGGAGGAACAGGTGCATTTGCTGAGAAGGTTGCAACAGAAACCACTGCAACAAATAATCAGACGGTATTCAATGGAACATACACTGTAGGATTCGTTGATGTATTCCTGAATGGTGCAAAACTTAGTGAGTCTGAATATACTGCTACAAACGGAACTACTATTACTCTAGATGAGGGTGCTAATGAGGGTGATATTATTGAGGTTATTGGACTTCGAGCAGCACCTGGTGCAGTTCACATCTTAGACAGTAACACAGGAGTAGGAACTGCTAGCACAATTAACTTCGGTGCTAATCTTTCTGTTTCTGCTGTATCTGCTGGTGTTTGCACTGTCACTGCAACAGGTGGTGGTGGAGGCACTGGTGCTGGAATCACGGGTATTACTATTCGTGATGAAGGCAATCTGTTGGGTGCAGGAGTCAGTCATTTCAACTTTGTTGGTGCTGGCATTACCGTTACTGCATCTGGTGTTGGTGCAACCGTCACTGTTACTAATACCAACCCATCAAGAACAGTTGTATCTGGTGGTTCAACTGCTATTGCTGATGGAGCAACTGCTAATTTTGAAATTGAAGCATTCAAATCATATAGTATGATGAGAGTTGGTATTCTCACTGGTAACAACACAGTGAACCCCAATGGAAACCACAACGCATGGCTTCGCATATATACTGATAGCACATCTAGAACTAATGATGCAAACAGACCTCAGGGAGTAGATCCTGCTGCAAACTCAGGAGTTATTGCCGAGGCTGTTTCTGATGCAAATAATACTAACTTTATCTATTCTCCTTTTGTCATGGGTGGCAATCTAGATGAACCGGCTACAAATACAATGTATTGTAGTATCGGTAACTTTAGTGGAGTTACAACCGCAATCAACGTAGAAATCACACTTCTTCAATTAGAGGACTAGTATAAATGGCAATCACGACACATAGAGAAAGAGTAGCTTTAGGCTTCGGACGCACTGATGTTGTCACCATGATGGAAGATACTTTCTCATGGTTGGAGTGGCATGGCGGACCTATGACAGGTGTTGTGACTGGTATCACAACATATAGTGGTGGTGGCACCGTAGTTTCTGCTGCTGGTACTAATTCCACTAATTGTTATGTAAATGAAACTGGTGCTGGATCTGCACATACTTGTAGTTTCTTGATCGAAAGGGGAACTGGTGGAGTAGTTCAGCAAGTGCATGTTCAACGTGGTGGTCACGGATATACTAATGGACAGACTGTAACAATTCCTGCTTTCCAAATGGGTGGAAATGGACTTGGTGCTGCAGATATGACAGTACAAGTTCAAACAAGTGCTGTTAGTTATGGAACAACATTAACTTGGTATGATTCTGACTTAACTAGTCCTAAACCATGGGGTGTGATGAGAAAAACCATTGCTCCTAATAAAGCATATGGTGATACTTATTATGGTTTCCAAATGACCAGTGATACTGAAGCAACACTTTATGTTGGTTCTTCATTCTGGCCATTAGATTTTACCGATCAGAATGGTGATAATAATCAAATTGGTGGTGGAGGAGAAGCAAACTCTTTTAGAGGTGCTGCGAATATGGATCTTGGTGACACCACTACTAATAGAACTGGTGATTCTTCATTTGGTTTGAATGGTTCTGGAGATGAACCCACCGAAAGCATCCTTGGTGGTGATATTGGTGATGACTTCGTTGTTACTGGTAGTAATGCATATGGATTGGATGTCTGTACCTTTAGATCTACTTTAGATCCTAGGTTTGCAGTAATATCATTCAGTCAACCAGATAGACCTAGCCAAGCATTTGACGATAATACATATGCCACGTTCTTCTTACATGATTATGATTCTGCTTTATGGGATTATGATGACGTTTTCCTGACCGGAGCAACTCATTTTCTACCCACAGCATCTGGAACATCAAACAATCCTTCAATTCTTCAACGGACATACTTTGGTCCACAAGGTGTAAGTAATTTTG